ACAGTGAATATGAAGTTCGGGCGAACGCTCGCATTGATACCAGTCGTTATTAAAGATTATGTCAGCCACACAACCGATTTTAGAAGATATTTGCCAACACTTGCGGCAAGCATTGCCCGAGTGGGAGGTGGAACTCTTCCCGAATGACCCAAGCACCTATCATCTCTCGCACATTAACGGTGCGGTGTTGATTAGCTATTTGGCAAGCAAATTTGAGAAACCTCGCACTACACAAGCGGTGCTGCAGGTTCGCCACGTTCAGATTGCTTTAACGGTGCTGACCCGTGATTTGCATAATGATGTCGGGGCGTTGGATTTGCTGGATAAATTGCGGTTATTGGTTGTGGGGTTTAAGCCTCAAAACTGCGGTGAGTGTTGGTTGATTGATGAATTTTTTAATGGCTCAAGCGAAGAAACCGGGCTTTGGCAATATCAGTTGATTTTGCAAACCGAAACTCAGCAGGTGCAACACCAAGCGGTCGAAAATCTGCCAAAATTTGTAACCGCTCATCTTCGCCGTCAAGACCAGCCTGGTTCGCCCGGACTTAAAACTTAAATCGTAGGGTGCGTTTGCTAACGCACCATCAACATCACCTGATTTTACGGTGCGTTGGCAAACGCACCCTACAAGGAGAATATTATGACGTTTCACCACGGTTCTGAAACCGAACGAGTAAACGGTGGCTCTGTGCCGGTATCGGTGGTTGATAGTGCCATTATCGGCATTGTCGGTACTGCCCCAATCGGCGCAGTTAATGAATTGACCGTCTGTTTAACCAAAAAAGATTTTGCCAAATTCGGCACGATTTTAAACCAAGGCTTCACCTTACCTGATGCCTTTGATATTTTAGCTCGTTACGCAGCGGGTAAAGTGTATGTGGTGAATGTGCTTGACCCTTCCCGCCACCGTACTACCGTGACCGATGAAGTCCTCACACTGGATCGCAATACGCTGACCGCTCAAACAGCGAAAACCGGCATTATTGCGGTGACGAGAGTGAAAGACGGTGCAAACGTGCTGAATGCTGATCGGTATTCGGTCGATCTGCAAACCGGCGTGGTGACCTTTGTCTCTGCACCGTCTGCCCCGAAAATTAGCTATATCTATGCTGACCCGAGCAAAGTGACCGAAGAGGACATTAAAGGCGGGGTGGATAGCTTAACCGGTAAACGCAAAGGTTTTGAACTATTGCGTGATGGTTTTAACCTTTACGGTGCGGATGCCAAAATCTTAATCTGTCCGGAATTTGATAAAACCGCAAGCTGTGCCGCTGCCCTTGCCACCCTTGCCGACCAACTGCACGCTAAGGCGTATATTCAACTGCCGAAAGGGACGAGCTTATCAAAAGCTATTCAAGGACGTGGCCCGGCAGGGACGATTAACGCCTCGGCAAGCAATGAGAACGTACGCCATTTCTTCCCGTATGCGTTGGGGTCAAGCAATACTCTTGAAAGCCTTGCGACCCACGCCGCCGGTTTGCGTATGTTGATTGATGTGGAGAAGGGCTACTGGTTCAGCACTTCCAATAAAGAGCTGAAAGGGGTGATCGGGTTGGAAATTCCGCTGACGGCTCGGGTGGACGATAAGCAAAGCGAAACTAATCTGCTCAATGCGGTAGGGATTACCACCATTTTCAATAGTTTTGGCACAGGCTTCCGCTTATGGGGCAACCGTTCGTCTAACTTCCCGACTGTGACCCATATCAGCAACTTTGAAGTCGCCTCTCGCACAGGCGATATTATTGATGAAAGCATTCGCCAAGCCGAATTGCAGTTTATTGATTTACCGATTGATGATGCGTTGCTGGATAGCTTCCTTGAAACCATCGACACTTTCCTGCGTACGCAGAAATCGTTGGTAGGTTATTCGGTGAGCTTAGACTATGAATATGACTTGGTTGATGCATTCAGCCGTGGGCAAGTCCCGATTGTGTATGAATACACTCCTAAAATTCCGGGTGAACGTATCAGCAATAAATCTGTGATGACCCGTAAATACTTGGCAAACTTGGTGTCGCAACGATAAGGGGAAATAAATGAGTATTGCAATTAACCAAATTGTAAACGGAAATGTTTACATTAACGGCAACAGCCAAATGGGGCGAGTGAATGAGGTCAAAATCCCCGATATTGAGTTTGAATTTATCGAACACAAAGGCCTTGGAATGCACGGTGTGATTAAATTACCTGCCGGCACGAATGCGATTGAAGCAGAAATCACTTGGGACAGTTTTTATCCGGAAGTGCGTGCGGTAATGCTTAATCCGTATAAATACACTCAGTTGCAAATCCGCTCTAACCTGCAAGTGTTTAACTCGCAGGGCTTGGCAGCCGAAGAGCCGATGGTCACCATTATGAATGTGTCTGCCGGTAAAATCGGCGGCACAGGGCATAAAAACAAAGAAAATGCCGAATTTGCCGACACGTTAAATGTACATTCAATTAAACAGACCGTTGCCGGTCGTGAGCTGTTATTTATTGATGTGCTGGCGAATATCTACCGTGTGAACGGGGTGGATGTGTTGCAAAAATTCCGCACCAATATCGGTTAGTAAAATCTTTAAAGCCGTTTAAAATCAATTTAAACACCGTTTAAGTAAACTCCTTTGTGAAGTTAAACAACAACCACTCACAAAGGAGTTTTTTTATGGCTAACGCAGCTCAACAAGTATTAACCAATCTTCGTGTACAAACCACTTATAAATTGCAATACCCTATCGCTTTACCAGATGGTAGAGTTATTGAAACCTTAGATGTACGTCGTCCAAAAGGTAAAGATTTTCGTTTGCTTGATGAAAAAGGGTTTGACCCTGAAAAAGATGGCGTAAAAATTCTACGCTTCTATATTCAACAGCTCACCACACTTGTGCCGGAAGATATTGATGAACTCGATGCTGCCGATATTAAGGGCTTAAATAACCTATTGGAAGATATGCTTATTGAGGGAAAGTCCGACAAATAAGTGAACTAGATACCGTTTATGCTGATCTCGCTTGGTGGTTTAAGTTTTCACCAAGCGAGCTTTTAGAATTGGATTTAGTGGATATTCCGAAATGGGTAGAACAGATGAACAGGCAAATAAAAGCCGGTTATGGGCAGATTTTACGGTAGAGCCAAATAAAGGGTTCGGTGGCTAAAGTAAGTAAAATGGCGACGCCCCAAGCTAGATACACACCAACCCACGCCAAGATTGTCAAAATCAATCCATAAATGAGTACAAAACTAACGCCCTCGCTTAGGCTTTGTATAGATTGAATCGCATCTAACCAGTAGAAGATACTCCAACCGACTAATGCTACCGCTAACAACCATTTAGCGGTGCATTCTGTTCTTGTTACACAAGCCTCGAAACCAGCCCACTCAGTAATTCGATTATTTAATTTAGTCAGCATACACCACCTCCTTAAACTTTCCCTATTTTACGCTAAGGATTTAACCAATGGCAAATAATTTAGCTATCGGAATGGTAATTGGTGCAAGCCTATCATCAGGTTTTCACGGTGCTTTTTCAGGAGCAAAGAAAAAGCTAGAACAATTAGAACAGGCTGTCGCTAAAAATCAGCAAAGCCATTCTAAATTAGGTTCTGAGCTTACTGCATTGCGTAGTAAACAAGCTACTCTCTATGCAGAAATGAGCCGAGCCAGTAGTAAAGGTGGTGCTGGGCTTGCTCTTATGCAACAGGAATATAAAAAAATTGGCAAAGAAATTGCCAATATTAGCCGAGAGCAACGCAAATGGAGTACAGAATTAGAAAAATCTATTGCTAAGCAAACTAAATTACGCAATGCAATGGAACGTCATACACAAGCTAAAGAAAACCGAGACGAGCTTAAAGGGAAAATAATTGGAACGGTAGCTTCTGCGGCAATGGGTGTCGGCGTGATGAAAACCTATATGGAGCAAGAAGAAGCTGCGAATAATCTTAAAATTTCAATGCTGAAAGCAGATGGTTCTTTCGGGAAATTTGAAGAGATTGGCAAGATTGCTGACACATTAGGGACAGATTTACCGGGAACAAAAAAAGATTTCTACAAGCTCGCAATGGCATTAAAGAAACAAGGTGTTTCTGATGATGTGCTGACCGGAGGGGCATTAAAAACTTCTGCCGAACTGAATGTCTTGCTTGATATGGATCAGGAAAGTGGTGGAGAGTTTTTAGCGAAGTTTATGGAATCTCACCGGCTCAATGAAAATGAGTTACCACAAGCAGCCGATTATCTGCAACGAGCAATGTTTGCCGGCGGTTTAAGTAAAGAGCAGATGTATGAATCGATGAAATACTATGCTCCAAAACTGAACTCAATGAAACTTACAGGGGCTGAGAATACCGAAAAAGTGCTGGCGATTGAAGCAATGGCAGGTCAGCAAGGCTTAGAGGGTTCAACCTTTGGTACGGGCTTAAATATGATGTTAAGCCGTATGAATAAAGGACCGGAAATGCTCAAGGCAGCAGCCAAAGGAATGAAAGCCGAAGCTCGAGAGATGATGGAGGCTGTCGGAGTAGAATTTAATTTCTGGGATAAAAACGGCTCATTCAAAGGCATTGATGGAATGCTGGCTGAAATGACGAAATTTGAAAAAATCCGCAAAAAATTCGGTGACAAAGGTGTAGGTTTAGTTGCAGAAGAGCTGTTTGGCATTGAAGGTGGGCGTCTTGCTGATATTTTGGCTATGAAAGGTCAAAAAGGCTTAGATGAAATGCTGAGTAAAATGCGTGAACAAGCCAGCCTTCAAGATCGCATTAACCTTAAAACAAATACATTAGGTGCTGCCCTAGAATCTTTAGGAGGAGCGTGGGAAACCTTTGTGGGGGATATT